TCCATACCTCGGACCAGCTTGTACCAAACCAGCCGAGCACCGCGTCTGCGACACCCTTTATCATATCCAAACAGTTACTAAACGAGGATACAATAAAATTCCATACGGACAAAAATATCCCTTTAATGCCATCCCACACTTGTGACCAGTTACCAGTAAATAAACCAGTAAAAATATCCAAAATACCAGTAATAATGCCAGTCACCTTAGAAAAGATATTGGCGATGTGGTTAAACACGCCCTCAAAAATAGGAGCAAGCAGATTACAAAATCCGTCCCATATAGATTTTAAAACATCGGTAATGCTCTCAAATTCAAACCCTAGCGCATTCAGCCGGTCAACAATGCCATGACAAAATTCGGACGCGGTGTCTTTGATTTTATTCCAAATGCCGATAATTGCATCGCGAAAACCTTCGTTTGTATCCCACAAATGCTTAAATGCGGCAACCAATAAGGCAAATCGCGGCAACTACAATCCCGATAGGACCTGTCAGCACACCTAAAGCGCCGCTTAACCCGCCAGCGGCTGAAATAGCCGGTATGATAGTACCAGTCAAGACTGATATTGCACCAGATACTTTTGATATGATACCAGCCACGGGGCTAATCGCCGCTAAGATACCAGCAACCACAACAATAATTTTTTTGCATTTTAGGGTCTAAGTTTGTAAACCATGATATTAAATTCGCGATGTACTGTGTAGCTTTGGCTACGATTGGTTCTATCAGTGCGCCCAAATCAGCCATAGCTTGGTTTAGGTCAAACTGTGCATCCGAATTAGCAATAAGTGCTTCGTTTTGTTGGCGATACTCATCGTTGAGCTTTGAAAGCCCAGTATTTGCCAGTGTTTGCATCACGAAGTTTTGCTTGTCCGCTTCACTCGCACAACCCGCAAGCCCTTCTGAAAAATTGTCCGCACCGATGCCCAAACGGTCTAATAACTCTCCGAATTGTCCTGTTGTTGTGCCGGTAGCAAGGGTTTCTTGCAAACTGTCCGATAAACTCTCGATTTTTAGCGTGTCCGGAAATTTAATTACTGCACCCGACAAACTTTCCACAATATCTGCAAGATTACCATCTGTAAAGCCAGCTTGCAAAAGGTTTGATAGCGCTTCGACGTTACTATCGCTTTCGCCGGTAATGGCATTCAAGTCTTTGTACGCCTGATATGTTGCTTCAAGGCCGCCACCCGCCGCGTAGCTGTTTGTTTCTAGTTTTGCTAAATCTTCACGGTACTCTTTCGTTGCTTCTGTTGCGGCTACTACAGCGGTTGCTGTGCCTACAAAAGTTTTCGTTACCGGTGACATTGCCGACTGTACTTTTCCGGCCTTACCGGATATGTCACCTGATATCGTAGATATTTTACTAAGAGTAACGTTTGCTTCGGCGGCTTTTCGTTCTAATCTTTTTAATTCCTCTTGTGTCTCCACAAGGGTTCTTTGATAGTTGCGGTACTCTTCATCTGATATATGGCCATTTTTAAATTTGTCTTCCAGTTCTCCCCTAGACTTCATTAAATTTTTGTGTTCTTGAGTAACTTTGTCTAGTTCTGTGCGGTATTCTTCGTACTGCCCGGCATCGATTTCGCCGCTTTCGAGCTGGTCTTTCATCTCTTGCTCTTTTTTAGCAAGTTTTTTCATCCTATCAGCGGTTTCGTCGATTTGCTTTTTTAGCGGCTCATACTGTTTCTCCCAGTCGGCGTTAGCTTCATGGGCTTTGTTGACCTTATCCTGTGCTTGTTTCAGTGCATCCAGCTTCTGCTTTGTGTTGGCGACTGCTTGGGTAAGTAAGTCTTGTTTTTGCACCAGTAGCTCCGTGTTAGTAGGGTCAAGTTTTAATGCTTTATCAACTTTTTTAAGCTCATTTTGGACGTCCCGTGTCTTTTTATTGACGTCAGATAATGCCTTATTAAGACTGGTTGTATCGCCGCCAATCTTAATTGTGATGCCTTTAATTCCTCCGGCCAAAGTATCACCTCCTGAAAATGGATATAAAAGAGCGCCAAGCGTATAAAAAATAGTTTTGTGCCATTTCTGTTATAACGGTGGCATTTTGGTCGAATAGGTGCTATAATATAAAAAATATTGTTAAAGGATGTGTTTAGGGATGACCACGATTTTTACCACGTATACAAAAATTGTAGGTGTCACAGGCCGCAACGAAAACGGGGATGAAATCCAAGAAATCTTAAATATAATGGCGTCTGAATGGGAAAGTAGCATGGCGATTTTACATTTTTTTAGAGAGCCTAATAATGAATATGACTGCAATGCTATCGCCGTCTATGCCGCGTGTGTTGACGACTGCCCGCATATTGGATATCTAAGCCGAGAATTGGCCGCAGAACTCGCGCCTAAAATCGACGCGGGATGCCGATTGACCGGTCGAATATCTGAGATTACAGGCGGAGCTGAAAAAAAACGGGGTTGCAACATAAGGGTTGAACTGGTTGAATACACGGCAGAAGAACTACGGCGACAAAAACAACGCGAAGAACAGATAGCAGCCGAAATTAAGCAAAAACAAAAAGCGTACACGCTAGAATTGGAAAGAAAAACAGAACAAGAACGTTTAACTGCGCTCGAAAGATCCAGAAAGAAAAACTTTAAGCTTTGCGTAGGATTTGGACTTTTTTTCTTGATAGGTACTTTTGTTAACCCGGTTTTTGCCATTCCTGCTATTGCGTTAGCCGTATTGGCTTTTAAGTACAAAAAATAGCTAACCCTTTTTTCCGAATGTTTCGCGTAATTTCTTTCTGTTCGGTTTGGCCTGCGATAATGTCCAGCACCTTTTTAGATATTTACGGCCTTCTTCCGTCTGTTGCAATTTGTAAATATACGCATCGTGCAAAAACAGCCAGTAATCAAAGATATTCAAATTTAATACTCGTTTAATGTTCAACCGCGTATAATCCGCAACCAGTTTTTCGCAATCCGAATATATTTCAAAACCCCCCTGTTTCTCTTCGTCAAAAGGAGAGAAGGGGAGTCTTAGTTTTTTGAGTTGCGTTCATCGCTGAGCCAATTAAAATATGCTTCCAAAATCTGCATTAACTGGTCAAAATCAAGATTTTCAACGATTTCATCTGATACTTTGTATTTCTCTTTGTTTTTAGACAAGATTTTCTTAATCGCTTCACACAGTTCGTCAATGCCATCTTCTTTAGTGTTTTTTAGTTTTGACAATTTTCGTACTGTTTTTAGCTTTGGTGCTTCCACGTCCAACTTAATGGGGGTAACGATGCCGTCCGCGTCCTCAGCGTACAAAGTAATTTCAAAATATCGTTTGTTTACAGTTGATACATCAAACATAATATTTCATCCTCCTGTGCTTATTCTGTTTGTGTGGCGTCTTCCATAATATCTTCTTCGTAAATAATGAGAGTGCCGTCTTTATCGATAGTAGGTTCTGCCTTAAATTCGGGTTCTATTTTTGTACCAGCATCCATGGCAAAAGCAAGTGTAAACCCGGCACTGTTGCGTCCAACAATCGTGATACGGATATCACCGTCCTCGGCATCCTCATGTACAAAGCGGATAACGTAACTTTTTCCGTTGTCATTTTTTGTACCGCCAATTTTTACAATGCGTCTTTTTTTGGTGGTGTCCGTTGTAACTCTGGCAGTCGCACAAAGTTTGGCAAGCGTATCACCTGTCCAGCCAAACACCCCTAACTTCAAGACGGCTTCTTCGCTGGTGACAACGGTTTTAGAGATGGTCTGGTAATCGTCTGTTTCGGTTACCGTTTCGGCGGAGTATTCAATACTAGCGCCCTCTTTTGTTCTTCCAAGTCTGCATTCATCGGTTTCGATGCCCGCATCATCAGGGATGGTCCCGGTAAATTCCTTAACGTATACTGTACCAGAGCCTAATACAATAGATTCTTTATCCATACTTGTTAAATCCTTTCTATAAGTTCAAATTCATAAATTTCTTCAAAACATTGCACATCTGACAGCCATTGCTTGGAGTATTCATAATGGACGGCTTTGTCTACGATAAGCGCCTTTAATTTTTGGTTTTCTTCGCCGTCCTCTGAGTACCGCTCGACCGTCAAATCATGCCTTGTTAAATCGTTGTGCAAGTCGGAGCCGCCGTGGTCTTGATAGTCGATAAACACGACAAAAGGGTAGGAGTGGGCATCCACAAAAGCCGTGTCCGCTACATCCTCGCCGCATTGCTCCAACCAACTTTTAATGTCCAGCATTTTCAATCACCTTTTCAACGACCTGTTCAAAGTCTTGGATGGCCTTTTCTTCGGCGGGCTTGATGTGTACTTGTGCTGTTGTGCGGCCGCCTTGTGGGAGCGCGTGGCTTTTTTCGAGCAGATGTGTAAGCCGATAGTCTGTTTTGTTGTGGACAATTACCGATACAACGTTTTCGCCACTCTCGGTTTTGGTTGTCCAACCTTGTCTATACCGGCCACGCGCTCCGACAGGACTGGTCTGTTTCAGTGTTTCAGCAGCTTCTTTGCCAACCTTTTTCGCTACTTTTTTCACGCCAGCAGTCACATTTTTTTGATAATCGCTAAGCTCAGACATAACGGCCTTTGCCAGCTCATCAACGCCGATAGCGCCTTTAACCTTACTCATGCAATCGCCCCGATTTTCCGCAAAGTAAGCACAGTAACGGACGGATTGGTGTCGCGCAAGTGCTGGATTTGCTCGACCTTATACCGTACCTTATCGATAACAACGTTGTCATGCGTGTCCACATTTTCGCAAAACGGTATGTGGATTAGCCGGTTAATTTCAGTTGTTGCCGTTCGCGCGGCGTAATATCGTTTGTACCCGATAACGCGTTCGCCAAACCGCATAACGTTTTTCGGTTGTTCGGCCAGTTTATTTCCGACCACCTCGTAAATATCGCACAACCCCGAGTTAAACGTCTGAAACTCCGTTGGTGTCTTTATCTGCATCTTGCACCACCTCCACTTGATTGTTTAAATGCAAACTCAAAAGGTCGTTTGCAAAATTGATTTCAAACACTTCTAAAGCCTGAGAATTGGCATAACGGCAATAATCAAGCAGTAGGCGCTTTGGTTCACCTACTGCTTCATAATCCAACATATTTCCGGCTATCTGATTCAGCCGGTTTTGTCCGCGCTCAATGTATCCGCTCAAACGCTTGTTTGTGTTTTCATCGTTACCCGTAATGCCCAGCTCATTTTTCACTTCATCCAGCAACATACATTATGCTCCTGCGGATGTGTCTTTGAGCACAACTTCATATTTGGTCGGCTCTAGCTTGGAGATGTCCGCAATTACAAAAGCGTTTTCATCTAACGGCATACCGTTGCCATACATTTTTGTGATGTAAACACGCTCATCGTCCAAAAATCTAAAATCGTCCGAAAACTCAATCTTACCACCTGCGCCGCCTTTGCCAACGCCCATAAAGTAGCGGCTTGCCAACCCAAAGATGGCCTTACCGTCTGGCACGTTTACATCCTGCACGATGTCAGTCGGGTAGGGGAGTACGTTGTTGACGTATGTGCCGTTCGGCGTCAAAAAAGTGGTGGCCGGCATAACCTTGTCAAAATATTCAGACGGATTTACCACCATCAACAATTTTGGTACACTGCGCGGTCTGCCATTCGGACCCTGCGCAATGGCTTTTGCAAGCGCACCAAACGTCTTAGGCGACAGGTCAGTAATTTTAACTGCCGCTTTATCCGGATACACGCCAGCGGTCACGGATGCAGTTTCGGACACATCTTTTAACATGCCAATCGGTTCATCTTTACCGGTACCGGCAACAATTGCTTTGCACAGTGCGCCGCCCAATGCCTCCACGAGTACCGCGCGTACATACGCATCAATCCAAACGGGACCGGCGTCCAACATGTCTTTGGAGATTGCCATAAATGCGGTAAGCTTATTGGTGCCAATCTCGATTTTGCCGATAGCGCCGTCCAGCTCTTTCGTGATTTTAGAGCCAAGCGCGCCCCATGCGGCCAACTGCACACCTTTTTTGTTCACAATCATTTTGGTTAAAGTGGATGTGTTCTTGATATTAATTGCGCTCAACAGGGGGNAAGCTGGATTTAATATCTTCCAAAACAGTATCAATAACAGTTTCCGGAAATGCGTTGCTCAGGCCATCAAACGCCGCCTTAATATCCTGCGTCTGCGCGCTCTTAGCGACTGCTTCGTAAAATTTGGTTTCATCCGCAGTCAGCTGGCGCACGCCACGTTTTACCAAAATCTCGCTGTCCTTGGATTTCTCAAAATCGCGGAAATCCTGCATCACTTCGTTGTGGATTTCAGTCGCAAATTCGGCCATCACATTGGCGATATCATCCTCGTTTTCACTGCCCAAAGCAGTCGCAAATTTGCTTCGGAGGTCGGCCAACAATACATCTTTAGATTTCATACTCTATTTATCCTTTCTTTTATGCAGTGCAATCAACTTTTCAGCGATTGTTTTGGGTTCTGGCGGATTTGGTTTGCCGCCATAGTTTTTAGTCACACCGGCTTCCGGCTGGGCAGGGATGGCTACAAATGACAGTTCATAGGCATCTGTAGGATTGTCCAACTGCACATAACAGGTTTTGCCCTCGTAGGCTTTTAACGCGCGGTGTTCGCACCAGCCCTTGACCTTATTCGTGCCGCAAATGGAGCATGTGGCCGTGCTGACTGCGCACCCAACCGATACCTCTTTCTTGATGCCGGCTTTAATCTCCGTGATGATGTCCTTTTTGCTGTCGGTCTTGACCATGTAGCAGTACACAACAAGTTGGGCATGCGGTTCGCCGGTTTTGGTCGTGTCACTACACGGCGCAACCTCGGCGCGGTACACTCGGGCAAGCTGATTTTCCGCCGTGGGATTATGGTCCATTATCATGGTTTTGCCCACAAACAGTTCGGCCAGCTTGTTCAGCGCGTTTGCTGTAAAGGCTTCGCCGTCGCGGTCAACCTCGTTGCCGCAAGCCACGACCTTAAAGGCAAACACAGATTCGGCATCCAGCGGCTCAAGCGTCAGCTTGTTGATTTCTGACAGCTCGGCGGCGCTGAGTTCTACGCCGTACACTTTGCCGGATTTCTTCGCTTCAAACATTTTTTTCACCTCCTTCGCCAAACGTCTCAATTTTGTCGTAATTTTTGGTTATCCAATGTTTGCTTATCTCCACCATGTGTTTAACGTTGTGTCGCCGATTTTATCCCTCAGCTCATCAATACAGTACAATCCGCTGGAAATTAATTTGTCGGCGCGGTCAGCGATATTAAACACGTCCAGATGCCGGACGCAGGTGGTGTCAATCATCAAGCGGTATCCGTTAAGGTATGCCGCCTTGCCATAATAGTTACTGTTGATTTCGGTCTGGATGGCATCGCACAATGGGTCGATGCAAATCATCAAAAATTCATCAACCAAACTGTCCACATCAGCAATATCGCCTTGCAGTAGGGCAGGGGGGATTTTAAACGCTTGTGCTACACGGGCAAAGGCTTCTTTTGTCAGGTTTGTAATGTCGTTGACTTCGCTTGTCGATTTTTTTGCTACCCTCACCGGATATTTCACTGTACTTAACCCCGCGTGGCAACACTACCAGCGCATTTTCTTCCGTAAAATACGATTTAAATCGATTGCCGTACAAGTCATTCATCGCCTTGTTCCACGCTTCGTCTTGTTGCGGGGTAATGTCTGCATCCACAACGCCCTTACGACCGCCTGCACGCTTGTATTTGCCCACAGCCATCGAAGTAAGGGATGAATACCCCTGTATCAAATTTGGACAGCAATCTGCGTATGTTATCGTTGGAGTATGTAAAAAATAACACCTCATCACGATAAAAATGGTTTTTTGAAAANNCAGANTGTCCAACGGCTTGACGTTAGTAAAACCTGTCCGGCAGTAGGGCATATTCGTCACGCGAGTAACTATCTGCAATGATAAGTTGTCCGTTTTGCTCAATCACAAGGCACTCGTTGTAGTAAAGCAACTTAGATACAAGCTCCTGCAAAAAATCTGGCTCGAATTTTGGTTGACATTCGGTTTGATGTTCCACAGGTAGTAATCATCTTTTTTAACCGGCGAATTATCAACCAGCGTTCGAAACTCGCACTTACTAAACTGCGCCTGGCAATGATGTTGATTGCCATACAAATTGCAAAATCTTCTATTGCAAGGTGATACNNNTCGGGATTCCAGCCTGCGCATTTAATGTCACCGTGGTTTTATCCCC